TGATGGCGGCAGCGGCTTCGGCGGTTGCGGAGCGGAATGCCTTGAACTCCGCTTGCCACTCGCCGAGCGCCTGCGCTACCTGTGCCGATACGCTGTTTCCTTCGGCATGCACCGACAGAATCCGACCGCGGCCGGACAGTTTGGGAACGATAATCTTGCTCATTTCAGTCACCATACGTTGATGTTCAATTGAGACCTCTGCGGAGAATCGCAAAGATCGTTTCGTCGTCAGCGCACGGCGTGACGTTGGAGGTAGCGCCCGGCGTACCCCCGTTCACCTGGGACAGAAGCGCACGGCGTTCTGCCCTGGGGATTCCTTTCTGGGCCAGCTCTACGTCGAGCCGGCGGAGCGCAGCCATGGCGGCTGGCTCTTTAGAGTCTGCAATCTGGTCGCTTGCCAGCAATTCGTCCGCGAGGCCAAGCCGGACGGCTTCCTCTCCGGCGAAAAACGTCGCGGCATCCATATAATCGGCGATCTTGTTGCGCGCAATTCCCGACCGATCAGAGTAGACGCCTGCCATCGCAGCATCGAATTTCGCGAACACGTCAGCCGCTTCACGCATGTCGTTGGCGTTGCCCATCACAAGTCCGTGTGAATTGTGGATCATCAGTGAGGCGGCTTTCCCAATCTGCAACGTGTCGGACGCCATGGCGATAATCGACGCAGCAGACGCGGCCAGGCTCATGACTCGCGCAGTAACCTTGCCATCATGCTCGCGCAGCATGTTGTAGATGGCAACGCCTGCGAAATAGTCACCGCCCTTCGAGTTGATGTTAAGCGTCACCGGGCCTTTGCCCATGCGGCGCAATGCCGCGCTGATCAGCCGTTCAGTGACGCCGCCGGATTCGCTGAAAGGATCCTCACCGATATACCCATAGATGTTGATCGACCGCTCATCCTCGTGCGCCGCCTTCACCGGGTGCCAAAGACGGGCCGTCTCTGTCGGCGGCTCCCAGTCCACCGGGAACGTCGGCGTGAACGCCTCAATCCTGGGAAGTTTGCGTAGCGCCATCTGCGCCTCCAACGGGGATCATTTGCGACTGGTCGTAGGGTACTGCGCCAACGCCGTTCGGGTATGGCGGCAGACCGTCGAATCGTTTGCGGGCCTCGTCCATGGTCAGCAGTTTACCACTGATCGCCTTCGTCATGGTCTCCACGCGCTGCGCCTCATTACCGCGCAGCAGAGACGAAAAGTCAAACTCGACCGCGATCTTACGCCGTTCGTCCATGGTCAAAAGCCAGCGGGACAGCGACGATTCCAGGCGCTCAAGCAGCGGCCTCAGGTTCAACGCGTAGAAGCCTTCCTTGATTTCGCCAATCCCAGAACCCCACACCGTCGTTGCCGACGTGTCATTGATCAGCACCGACGGCACGCCGTAGAACCTGGCGATGTCCTCAATGGCGAACCGGCGCGACTCCAGCAACTGGGCATCGCGCGGGCTGATGCTCACCTGTTGGTACGTCATTCCCGCTTCCAGGACTTTGAGTGGATCTCCCTCGCCCTCGGCCAGTGATGCGTACTGCGCGCGCACGGCGTCGCGTTGCTCGGGTTTCAGGGTTTTGTCGATCATCAACACGCCGGTGGGCTTGAAGCCGTTGGCAGCAAGTGTGTTGACTCGCTCCTCGGCCGACGTGGCAATGCCCATGGTGCGCGCGCCGTATTGCAGCGGCGACAGGCCGATGATGCCGTTGCTCGGCATCAGCATCGTGTGCCACACGGCGGACTGTCCATAGGCCGCCACATTGGCGCCGTCGGTGAACAGGTACCGCCGCTCCGCTCCGCGACTCCACTGAACCTCGGTCTGCGATGCCATCATCGGCAGCAGGGACAACACGCGGCCGTTGTTGCCCATCTGCTTCACGCAGTAGCTGTTCCCCGCCAACATCAGATTGATCACGACGGTCTCGAAAAACTCGTTGCGCGTCTGGTATTGGTTTGGCGCCTCGTTGAGCAAACTGTAAATCCAGTGCCCTGTTTCAGGCTCCTGCGATCCGTCCGGCGACACCCGCCACACGCGCACCGGCATGGCGCCGACCGCCTCGGATACCAGCTTCACGCACGCCCATACAGCAGATAGGCTGAGCGCAGCATCCGGGCCAATCACGCGCCCGCCACCTACGCCAGATGCGCCGCCGCTGTCCTGCCGGCCCTCGACACGTCGGGATGCACGGCCGAACAGGGCCGCCAGCAGTGTGCCGAAATAGCCGTCGGCGGGCGTCCAGGCCATTACGCGGATACCAGAAAGTCGAGGAATTCGTCCAGCGGGTCATCCTCCTGCATGTCGCGCGCCTTGAGTCCGAGTGCCATCACTGTCGCTACCGCGCCGTCGATCCTAAACCGCGCTTTGCTCTTGTCCAGTTTGCGGTTGCCGGCCGGGTCTGTTGTGGCGACGGCATTGGAAAAGCACCAGGTCAGCACCGGGTGGTTCGGGTGATTGAGCGTGCGCGCGGCCACCGCTTTGTCCAATGCGTCTACGGCAGGCGCCATATCCTTGAACCCCTGCCCCCATTCCACGAACCTGATTCCGCCACCATCCTCATCGCCTCTGCACGTTTCGATGCCCAACCTCTCGAACGCTTTCAGTAGCACGTTGATCCGCCACCTATCATAAGCGATTCCGAGCACGTTGTAATCGGTAGCGATCTCGGAAATGATCGTCGCCACATAGTCGTAATCCACATCTCGGCCCGGTACTGCGATCAAGTGCCCCTCAATCTCCCACCGCTCATAGGGTGCGCGGTCGCGAGTTTCGTGCAAACGTATCAGCTCTTTGGGTTTCCAGAACCACGCCGCCAGCCGATCGCCGTTGCGCGCGCTGACGGCCACCAATGCGCACAGATCGGTTGTCGCCGACAGGTCAAGGCCGAGATAGATATCCTCGCCGGGCTCCAGTAATGGCCCAGCAGCACCACACGCACGCCAGTCGCCTACGCTGACAATGCTCGGCGTGAGGTCGACGCGCTGGTTGAGCACCAGGTTGCGGAACGACGGCTCGAAACTCGGCGATTCCTGCGCCTGTTTCGCCAGTTTCCGCACGGCCGCCAGAGACAGAAAATCACCCAATGCGGGATTCGCCAAATGCCAGAGCGATTCGTCCCACGGGTCGGCATCGTCCGGCACTGCGTACAGGTGGCACACGGCGGCCGGATCGTTGCCGCTCAACCCGCGGTCGATCAGCTCGCTCAGGATATGCTGCGGATCACGCGACTGGGTGCTGATCACCACGAATAGCGGTTCATCCCGCGCACCGAATGCCGTGTTCAGCGTGTCGTACAGCTCACGGTCCTTCGCCTGCGCCAGCTCATCGTAGATAGTCAGCGTCGGGTTCAGGCCGTGCTTCGTGCCGGCCTCGCGAGACAGCGCAGCGTAGAACGATCCGTTGCCCGGGCAGGCAATGCGCTTGGTGGAGTCCACTACGATCAGCACGTCCGACAACTCGGGCTCGGCGCGCACGAACTGCCCGGCGAATTTGTGGATGATCGACGCCTGAGCGCGGTCGTTGGCCCCAGAGTACACCTCGCCGTTCATCACGGCCTCTGGGCCGAACAGATGCGTCAGCACCAGCGCAGAGGTTAAAAGGGTCTTGCCATTCTTGCGTGAAACACTGAGCACGGCATCCCGGACTATCCGCTTGCCGTCCTCGCGGCACGGCTCATAGATGTCTCGGAGAAACCGTTTTTGCCACGGGCGCAGCCTGACCGGCTTGCCTGCGCCAACCCCGCTGGGGACCGTCAGAGCCTCGATGAACGAGATTACCCTGGTGGCCCTCGCCGGGTTGCGCCACTGACCGGTATCAGGGTCTCGCGTGATCGCGTCTGTCGGTGACAAGATCAGCCAGTCGAGCGTTACCCGCTTACGCTTTTTTGCTGCCACCGATCGCTGCCAAGCCGGAGAACTTCGATTTCCCCGGGCCGCTGGGTTGGCTCATCCGCTCACGCGCAATCGGGTCCAAGCCCAGACGCGTGCCAATGTCCTTGATCTGCTGGCGCGCCTGCCCAGCAATCGGCCCCCACGGGTTGCGCTTGGGGCCATAATTGGTCTCCAACACCTGCCCCTCGGCGGCCAGATGCTCCCGCGCATCCCTCAGCGTTTCAGCCGCATCGCAGTAGGCCACAAGCGCCTCGGCATCCGGCGGCCCGTACAGCCCAGGCGGCATCGACGCGATCACACGATCCCACACTTCGGCAGCATAACCGGTGATGTGCTCAGGCCGGATCAGAGCGCCCGAAGCATGCACGTACTCGTCATCCTTCGGGATTCGCCGCTTGCCCACGTTGCCCTCAAGGCGCTTCACAGAAATTGGCTTCATCTCGCTAACCCCATGCTGCCGTCAAAATGCGGGATCTAAA